GTTCTCAGACCAAACAGGAATAAATCTTCCATCTTCAGTCTTCGTATATGTAAGTATACCGTCACCCATTCGTCTTGTCAACTCTTGGCTAGTAGGAATACTATTATTTGTTATTAATCCGTCTCTTCTTGGTTGCCCAATATGTCTAGATCCCAGTATAGCACGGATTTCTCTTATGTGATCTTCTGAGTAATAAGACCTTATTTGCCAACCTCTTTCCCCATTTAACTTTGCTCCTATTGGTGGTGGTATAATTCCATTTTTAATTAATGTTGGCATATATTTTCTATGACGATTAATTAATTTAGCAGTCTGAGAAACAGTATAAACTCTTTGTCTGTTCCTTCTAAAGTCTGTGCGAAGACAAGTTTCAAGTCTATCTTTAGTAATATTATAAAACGTAACCATTCCAGTAGAACGAGAACTGTGGTATAAACGTACAAGATCTTTGTTTAAAAACCAAAGTTTTTTACTACCCTTAATTATAGGGTCGTTATTGTATTGCTGGCTCTGGATTTTTCCTTTTGCAGTATCCATCTACCTTGCCCACTTTCTGACGGAGGATGAAAAAATACACGATAACCACATGATATGCAAAATGTTTCTAAGTGATCTATGCTGCTGTACTGTCTGTCAACAAACATGCGACCTTTACATTTTTTACAAAAAATCATGCCCACCCTTAATTTTAATTAGGAATGCCAACAACTATTAAGTTAACCGCTATTGCTAAATTTCCAGATTCGCCGAATCTAACAAAGCCGTCTACTCTTGAAGTTGTTACTGATGTTAAAATAACATTTACATTCTTTCCAGCAGGAGTGCCACCAGTATTCTCTAAAGTTGCTGTTACTATTGGTGCAAATTTAAAATCAGTAAACTCTAAGAAAAATGTTTTTTCTGTTGATGCTGACACTGTAGATAGGGTTGCAACTACTGGAACATACCCTCCAACAATTCTTGTTTCTGAGGTTTTTGCACTTTGTTTTCCAGCAGTCCGTGTATCAATTGTTGCATAGTTAAATGTTGCTGAAGATACCTCAGTCGATAGTTGATTTACTGTGTCAACTAATTTATAAAGATATGGGACATCCAGGGGTTGTCCTCGTTCTGGTAGTGGTACTTTAGCCATTTATTCCTCCTATTTAATTATACCAAAGACTCTGAGCCAGAGTCAAAGATAAGTAGTGATGCGTTTACTTCTTTTGTAGATGATGCTATTTGAACCTTTACACGAACTGATGTAGTTCCTGTATTTAAAAATGGATAAGAGTGCGTCGCAGTTGTTCCATGATATGCAAAAGATCCTGAATCAAATTTTACAAATACGTCGTATGCTGGTCTATTTAACTCATCCCCCCACACCGCAGTAATAACTGTTTCTGTAATAGAAAGAGCACCAGTAACAGATTCAACTGGCACAGCATTTGTAACAAATGTTGGAGACCATTGAGATGTTCTGTTTTTATCTTCAGAGATAATTCTATATCTTACAACATATGCAGAAGTGTCAAAGTCTACTGGAGGCAAGTCATTTTTTGGAATAATTGCTTTTTTAATAGTCATTATGTTACACCTATTGAAAATCTAAATTCAACATAATTACTAGTATTAGGTGACTTAATTATTGTTTCAGCATCATCATTTTTAATAATTGAATACCCTGTTAGTCCGTAAAGTGGGTTTGTTGTTGCAATATTTTCTAGTCTAAGAGCATCTAAAGCAATATAATAATTTGATGATGGTTCTGGTGTTGGTCCACTATCTTCAGAAAGTACGCATGCATAAACCCTAACCACTGTAACTAAATCCCAAGTAAATCCTGAAGTGGTGTAAAGATCTTGTAGTTGTTTTGAAACTACAAAATATCTATTTGTTTCAAAGTCTGCAATTTCATCGTTTAAATTTCCAGAACTACCATGGTTTACTTCCGCTTCAAACCTTGCAAACTGACTGCCATCGGTTGAAGAAAAATTAACTAATATTCTAACTGTTTCTGGAATTGCAGAAGAGTTGCCAGTTTTACTTACTATTGAAAATGCCAGTCTAAGTTCATCTATTGGAGAGTTTCTTGAAAAATCTACGTTTGCTCCAGTTAAACGAATGTGGTTTGATCCTGATTCAATTACAAAATGATCTTCTGTTGGACCACTCTCTTCGCTAATTGTTAGGTCTGCTTCATCGCCCCTAATTAAAATTATGTTATTTAAAAATCTACATCTTTCATATCTGTTTGCACGAGATGTTTTAAAAAATATAGAGTTATCTGCATTTGTTTGAAAGACGGTATCTGTAACAGCAATAACATTGTTATCTAATGGATCATCGAGTGGGGAAGTAACAACATCAATAGCGGTTGCTGATGCCCCTGTTTGATACTGCCAATTTTCTCCAGTAGTAAAAGCAAATACTGTTTTACTGTCATATGCTCCAGCAGAAGGATTTGCTCCTGCAGAATATAGACCTACTTCTGATATTTCATATCTTTCTTCTGTTGGTAATTCTGCGGTTAAGACAATTTTATTTATACCGCCTTCATTTACAAACCCTCTAGATGATATTGGAACACGAAACATTTCAAAATCAAGGTTTTCTTTTGTTGCAAAATTATCTGCTACGTCGCCAGTTTCTAGCGGGGTGGGACCACAACCAACAGCCAAAAAAGATGCGTAGGCAGGGGCTTGACCAAGCATGTATTTTCCAATAATAGTCTTACCAGTATTAGTTATCAAGAGGTTACTTCTCCAAATTCCGCTTCATATATTGTACCACTTGTGGTTATTTCTACTTGAATTTGCTCATCAGTCTCAAGATTAATAGCCTCAATAATCAGATTTCCTGTATCATTATCTAAATAAACATACGCCCCACTTGGCCCAGTTCCTGGATCTGGAATTTTGTTTTCAAGTTTAATAGAAAAATTTGCAAAGTATTTGTCTGAAGTAGACTGAAGACTAAGAATATTATTTGGATTATATTGTTGTTGAATTGATGAAAGATTTTTAATAGGTTGATAAGAAACTTGTTGTCCATTAACAATGTCATTACGTGCTATATTTATTAGTTCATGTCCACCAATATCTTCAAATATAAGGTCTTTAATTACTTCAATGTCTATGCCTTCATCATCAAATAAAACTGTGTCTATTGGTGCTGTCTTAACTGGAGGTGGGGGTGGGGCTATAATTGCTGCGGCTATTGTTGTTGGTGTTGCTGGTACTGCTGCCACTATTGTTCCACCACTTGGAATACCACTATATGATGGAACTTCGTTAAATCCTGAAGTAACAAGATCTTGGTTTACGGTTGCAGTATTAAGTGTATTTTGTATTTCTTTTAATTGTATTTCAGTTGCAGCGTTTAGTCGATTTATTGTACTAACAATTTGACTTGTAGTTGCTTTTGGATTTGAATTAATTTTATCTAATTCTGCAGTTATTTTTTCTACTCTTGCCGTTGCTGTAGCCAGAGTATCTTTTGACGAACTATATGACTCTCTTTCTTCCCCAGGTAGCCTCATTTTACACCTCGCTTAAATAGGCAGTCATGCTTGGTCCGCCATTGTTTCTAGAATAATCTATATTATATACTACAAACCTGCTAGAGTCTGATGTTACAAGATCTAGTCCAGAAGAATCTTTGTAATTAACAGTTACAATATCTCCAAGTTGTAATGTTGGAATTGAAAATAGATTTATGCCTATTGATTTTCTAGGATGCATAACTCTATTAATAATCCAACCCATTAAAGCCTGAGCGTCATCATCTGTTTGAATGTATATGCTATCAATAGAAAATTCATTTTTTCCATAGATCATTCTGCTTTGTCTAATTTCGTCATACTTTGCTTTTTCTACAAGTGGTGAAAATATTAATGAACTACCCTGAAATTCTGGATCAGAGAGGTTTCCACGTTTTTTAAAGTACTCATCAACAGTTAACTCATGAGTTGTATCTTGTGTAAATGTTACTCCTTGAATTCTTAAATAATTTCCTGTTGTTTCGTCTAAACTTAATGCAGTATCTGTAGCATTAAATATTAAAAATTCTG